CGCCAACCTCAACAGGGGAGTAGCATTCCAGTGAAACGCCTGCCGGCGTGAATGGATTGGGCGCAGCCTGCTGTAGGGTCATGCCGAATGTCGGGAATTTAAACAGGCGCTCAAGCCCGATATCACTGGTTTGAAATGGTACGCGCCGGAAAGTGGAGATCGATACAAAAGCAAACCGCTCACCGATCGCATGGAATGGCATTGCCCATTCGGACCCTTTTCGCCCTCTCAACAGTCCGCTTAATGTGTAAACGCCAGGGCTGACCAGTGTTGCGTTTTTAAACTGTACAATCTCATTGCCGATCACGGCATAATTTTCACCATTCAGCACCAGCGTTTCACTTACGCTGGAAAGCGTACCGGCCACCATCTGCACTGTGACCGTATTCAATTCATCAAAAATATTGCCGCCATGGAAATCGCCTAAATCGGTGATGGCATAGCCGATTGCAGCCGCATTGCTGTCGGCAAATAACTGCGTATAGGTCGCCCCGTCATCGCTGCTTTTAAAAACGACGCAGCCACTCCAGCCAGGCCTGTATCCGCAGGCGGCAAAGTAGACTCCGGCGTCATCATCGGAATCGCGCAGCATTGGAATATCAAGCAGCATGCCAAGCGTTTGTACCGGAATCGTGACCACCTGACCAGGGATGCTGGATTCTCCTGCGCCAATGCCGCTCTGGCTGTAGATGGCACTGTCTTCAGCGACACAAGACAGTGTGATAATGCCTGGCACCGCGTCATCCTTACTGGTGATTCGCATCCGTAGCGTCACGTCACGATAGGTCACGTCAATCACATCCGTGGGTTCCAGCTTTGCCCATTTACGCGACAGCTGCAGCGTGTAAGTGGTGCGGGCAACCCAGGCGTTATAATGATTAACATCCGCTACCTGCTTGGCCTTGGCGTCACTCATGGCCACCGGCAACGGGATTGTCAGAACTCCGACACCGGAACCTGTCTGGCGTTGGCTTTTTTGCGTACCCTGCTGGTAATCCGCTGCGGGGTTGATATACAAAACGCTCACTTCATGTGGCAGTTCCAGATCCTGCGCACGTAGCGTATCAAGCGGATTGCCTGGGCTGCTGCCCCATTCATGCGCGTTCAAATCGCCTTCCGCAATCGATGCAACCGCGCCGCCACCGCGTTTAACAAACTTTAACCTGCCGCTCATCAGTCGCTCTCCACGGCATCAAAATAAAACGCAGCCTGTAAGCCATCGATTGCAGCCCTGCCAGGCATTTGCTGGGCGATCGTATAGCCGTAGACTTCATCTGTGAGGCTTGAAACATCAATGTCCCCTGCATCCAGACCTACACGGGCGCATATGTCAGCAACAATTCCAGACAGCGACACCGGATTTGAAGATAGCCGGTCTGTTAATGGCACCAAAGCGAGACCGCTTGAAGGATTGGTGACATACGCAACCAGGTATTCCGGCACACCTGGGATTTCCATGCAACCATAGGCATTCCCGGTAACAAACACAAATAACGGCCAGCTGCTTTCCGTTTCAAACGTTTCCGCGTTCAATAAAGATAAAGTGTCGTTATCACTTAAAATGTATTTGTCCGCGATAGGGAAATAATCAAATGATCCCAGCGTTAATATTGCCGGGGTATCTGGCGCATGTTCCGACATTTCAAAAATGCCGTCATCATCAACTGTCCTGAACACTGATTTTGATGAAGCGTTCCTGTCATACCAGGCATAACGATTGCGCCTGGTGTCATACGCGATACATGGCGATCCGGAAGTAATTGGCTGGTTATGCACATACTGGCCATTGATGAAAAAACAGATGTATGGATTGTAATGTGACAAGGCAATGGAGTTATCACCGGCAATGCCACGCCCGGTATACCAGTCCACGACCATATCGGTATTTTTCTTGCCGTCCCACAGCAGGCTGATCGGATCCAATGCGTTATAGCCATCGGTGACCGTGGAGCCGCCAGTGGCGAACAATACCTTATGGAAAGTTCGGTCATAAAAGATGTTGCCGCCCAGGATATGAAACCCGACATAAGCTCCAGGCGTGATTCTGCGTTTAAATGCCAAAGTTGATGCATCATAGGCAATCGCAATATCGGATGAATACCCGTGGTAAATGGCATCGGTATTGATCCATATCTCATTGGTAATGGCTACATAACACATATACCCACCATCATTGCTGGACGGAATATCGGCAATATCCATCGTCCTGTCAGTATTGGCAATGGCATCGGTAATGTGCAGCACGATCGGTTCTGTACCCCCGTTGTCGGCTGACGTTGATAGATATATTCCGTCAATGAACGGGTGAGGCATCGCATCGATCACCGTGGTTTCAGTCAGTTTCGTATGCGTTGGCGTAGAAACATCGCCGTCTGCAACGACTTCAAATGAAAAGTTTGGAATCCTGTTCCCGAATTTTTCCAGCTGCAGATTTTCAAATACGACGTAAGCCAAGCCCCTGAATCCTGGCACGTTACCTGCCCCCAGATAAGACTCAAGCAATGAATCCGCAACCTGCGTTTCGCTTCCTGTGTAAACGCGGATATTATTGCTTTGCCCGGTAGGCCCGCTATTCGTCGTGCTTTGGTCGAATATCAGATTGCCGTTCGCCCATATTTTACGGATGCCTGATATTTCAGCTGCGCATACCGCTACCGCACAATTGACCGAATAAGTGTAAGTTGTTACAGACTGGCTGGGACCGCCCTTGCCTGCCTCTTCCTCGTGTTCGGTTTCTATCAGGTCGCTAGACCACATCACCTGTCCAGCCCCGCGTCCGGTTCCGTAATAAATCGGGATCGATGATCCGTAGGTCGAGGCCTGCACTTTCAGGTCGGCCATGCGAGGCCCCTGCACATCCGGCAGCTTGGTTAAACTGCTGCCGAGCATAGACCCGACAGTGAATCCGATCTGGGCCCCGGACATTCCCAGCATGCCACCCCAAGCCAATCCTGCCGGCCCCAAAGCCACAGCGCCTGCTACACCCAGAACCAGGGAAGCCATTATTCCAACCCCCTAAACCGGTATGCCCCACGCACACGGCTCTGCCAGGTCGCGTCGTAACTATGCTCAACGCACTTTCTTACCTGGGCATAAGCATGCAACAAGCCGACATCTGTCAGAAAACCGACATGCTGCGGCTCACGGTCAAAACAGAAATGCAATATATCGCCGATCCCGGCCTCTTCGATCCTGATTTTTTGCAGATGCTTTTCAAGCTGTTTCTGCATCATTGAAGCATTGGGTGAATGCGCATAATTATTCGGAATATCGGCCTCTTTAAGAAAGCCAAAATAGACCCCGACCAGCCCGACAACGCCGATACAATCCACACCAACCCCTTTAACGCGGCCCTGATGGTGAAATGGGGTTTCAAGCCAGGTGCGGGCTTCATTAATGATCTGCTGCCTCATCAGTCCGGCCCCTTGTATAAAGCATCAATACCGGGAAAGAAGGGTTCACCTCTGAAGTTGACAATATTGTCAAACTTTTCCTTGCAATCTTGTATATGCCTTTTGGCACAGCCTGCTACGATGCTGAAATGATCCCCAACCTGTACTGAATACGGCATCGGTAACTGCAAGAGTATCGAACCCACAGTGTAAATTTTAACTTCCATAGATAAGCCAACATTGAGACCTCCTGCCCAGGTAATAAGCCCGTAATCGAAATATTCATCAGCCTGTGTCAGGCCGCTGTCAGTAAATTGTCTGTTGCTGGTAACGGTCTCAACCGTTCCGGCAAAAGTGAATGCAGTCAGGTCTTTTTTACACAAAGCATCACCCAGAGTGGCGCGGCATGATGGCTGATACAGATCCCCAACATTCTGCTGCAGCTTCTGCGTGAGACCGCGCAGCTCTGCCGTGAAAACGGTACGGCCGGTCTTGACCTCCCCTAGCCAGCCACGGCGTAGATACAAAGCGCCTTGCGTCAGGTCTGCATAATTCACCTGGAAAATCGTGATTTCTGCAAAGTCCCACAGCCCCGCATGAATATCAGCCTCGGCAATGGATGCGGAATCAAGCATCCCCATCACCTCAAGATTGTCTACATTCAGCGCCTCGCTGGAACTGATGGAAGAAGGGGTATACCCAGCATCTGCCTGATAGGTAATACCATCGTAGACAATATCGCTGGTATGGTTGGTAAACCCGTAAACAGTGCCATTGACCAGGATCGCTTTCCAGCAGGTTGCCAGGGTGGTTGTTTCGCCATGGAAGTGGGCATTCAGGGCTACGCTGATCGTTCTCATTCGCGCACCTCGACGATAGGGATACTGTCCCAGCCATAAATACCAGGTGAAATGTGCTGCCCCTTCAGCTGGTCGGTGTCGAACCTGCATGGAACATCAAACGAAAATGCCGCAGTCAATGCATCGCTGGCCTGCGGATATTTATATCCGGCACCAGACCCCAGCGTAATGGTCTTTCCAGCGGTTCCGGTCGCCAGCACGAATACGAATGGGCCGCTGCCGCTGACGCTGATGATTGAGTGCGCGATTCCATTCAACAGGGCGGCATCAGCCCCGGAAAATCCGGATAGATATAATTTCTTGCCGGCGGTTAAAGTGCCCGGATTAGCGCTCAGCTCTACTGATGTCGTAGCCCCTACCGTGACTGCGGACGCCGCGCTGGACGCATCAGCGACAAAAGTCACAATGCCTGTGGAATTATCTATCGCAATATTGCCGGCACCTGCGCCGATGACAATAGGACTCCCGCCACGGAATGCGCTCAGCGTTCCGTTAACAGGCCTGGTGATTTTACGGGTACTCGTTCCGGCGGTATTTGTGTATTTTTTATATAACTGATAAGTTGGCAATCCGGTACCAACCCCGGCGCCAATCAAACCATCAGCTACAGTCGCACTGTGATCCAGGGCATCTTTATACCTGAAACTGTTTGCGCGACCCTGGGCAATCCTGAAAAAAGTGATCAGTTCTTCAACCTGTTCCTGGGTGCGCGCGGCATGGCTGACGTCATAAGAATGACGCGCAGCTGCCCAATTGGTATTACGCTGCTCGAAACCACTATCAATGACCACAACATCCGTTGAAAAGTTTGGGCCGCCAATTCCTCCGTAGCTAATATTGTCCGGAAAGCGTATATCAAGAAATGACATTATGCGTTCCTCATCGCTGCTCTACGCAACCCGGAATAAGCACTGGCCGCAATCTGCTGCTGTGTCCGCATGTCAGTAGGACCACTCAGATGAAACACATTGGTCACGGACATGCTGCCACCAAGTTCATGATTTGGAACGTT